TTAATTTATATAAGCTCGCCATGTAGCATTAATCGGCGTGTTAGGCAAAGCGTTACCTGTGGTTGGGTTAAATACCTGCACAGTAAAGCTATCCTTATCAGAACCAACCCATGAGTACGTAATAGGCACTAAATTTCTGAAAACTATCTGAGCTGATGTGGCAATTATACCTAAGTTATGCGTTACCTTCATATTGCCAAATGTATCAGTGCTTGCATTAAATGCCCCGCTACCTGCCTCTGCATGTATGATGCCGGCACCGCCAAATAACGCAGCAGTGCTACCGGCCTGACGTGTAGCCAGTACCCTGCCAGTTACCTTAGCTGTGCTGGTTGCCTTGTCTACCGCCAGGGCGGCGTCCGTCTTGGTAACTTGAGACCACTGGTTAAAGTGTGGAGAATGCAAAGCGATATCACTATAAGCACCGAATATGCTGATGGCATTCGATTTTGAGATTGAAATTTTTGGATTAACGATATCAAGAGTAACATTGTCTGCCAGAGTCAGAATGCCCTTAGCTGAGTTATCAATTGCGTCAGGATTGGTCTGTATATTTAAGTTAACGATCCTTGCGCTATGAGCTCTCGCGCTTGAGTCTACATAATATCCGTATGTGCAGTTATCGAGAAATATGTTTGTCATCAATGCTTCAGTTGCTACTCCAAAGCTATTTGAAAAAACGCCAATGCCTATAAAGTGATGGATGGAAAAGAAGTTGCTGACGATAAGGCCGTCACTTCTATATATCTTTAAGGCGGTGGTGTTAGCTAGCTGCCATTTCCAGATGATGCTATCAGTAGACCAGTAGCACCAAAACTGAACGTTGTTAATGCGTATGCAATCATATGACTCGTCAATCTGAATTCCTATTGAGAGTGGCTGGCCATACAGGCGCTCAATCCATGCCCTTCCCGCCTGTCCATTTTTTATCAGGATTCCCTTGTATGCATTAAATAAACACACGTCTATGAACTTAACATCTCCGCAGTCATCGGCCACAAAATCGAAATCCTGAACTATGGGGTTGAAGGCTCCAGAGGCAACATTGTTTTGGTTCCGGTATGTGCCAATTTGGTGGAACTCAGGCCCTGTAAATCGAGCAACGCTTCCCTTAAGGTTAAAGCCAACTCCGTTATGGTCTAGATAAAACCATGATCCGACGCCGCGGCTATTTGGCGTTCCCCATGCCGTGTAAGGCTCGGTTCCGTCGCCAAAGAAAATAACAGGCTTATCGAGTGTCACGGTTGATGTAAGCCGTATACCCCTTTCGGATGAAGGCACCTTAATGCGCTTAACCCCAGTTGCGATAGCCTTTCTTAGGCCATCTGTATCATCGGTTACGCCATCACACTTACAAAAATCAAGCAGACTGATGTGCTCTTTATTAAAGTCGTGCTGACTTCTTGCAATGGCACTATCGAAAGGCTGCCTGATTCCCACGCGTGAATCATCAACGAGGGTTGGTGGGCCTTCGGTGTTTAGTTCTGACCTTAGTTGGTCTGGGTTATATTTTAAAACATTGGGAAAATAGAATTGCTGAGTTCCGCCTGAGTCATAAACGGCCATTGAATGGCCTTCAACAGCTACGAATTTTGATATTTGCCCATTATAGACAGGAAAGCCGCCATCATTAATAATGATGGGCTGAGCAGTCGGAACAAGAGCGCCTGTTTCGCCTTCAATGTAAACCTGAATCTGATTTGTTGGAATTGTCGGGTCTGTATCGATCTTCCCAATGTAAATCCTACCGTTTGAAACCGCCTTAAACGACCGCGCCAGAGTGAACAACTGGCTTGGCATGCTTACTACTACATTCGCGGTAATATCTGACATTAATCGCTCCACTATGTGCAATAAAAAACCCGCCGGAGCGGGTCTGTGATTACCTGAGTTGTGATGTTCGCAACGCAGGTATTTTGATAATCGAAATACCTTATGCGACTTCAGCGCCATGAATTAAGTGTCGCAATGCTTTGATGCCCTCTGCGTTGTATCGGAAAGCTTCAACCTGCTTGCTGCTGTAGGCTGACTTATCCATGACGGTAATTCCGTACTGCTCGGTCTTAAGGTTATTTGCATTAGCTACCCGCCCAACCTTCTGAGCGGAAACGCCCAGCATTTCGCCGACTTCTCCCGCGCTGTGGTAATGCTCCTCAACCTGTGGAAGAGGAAGCAATTCCATTCCTGCAGCATCATTAACTGCGCGAGCCATTGCTGTCTGCTTTGCGATATCGCTCAACTTCGGCATATAAGAAAGAGCCAGGTTCATCGCCTCTACTTCCATCTTAATCGCGCGAGCACGGCGGTACTCCGGCAGGTATGATGCCGATTTCTGCGGCAGCACTTCGCCGGTCTCCAGTTGGCGCCAGCGCTTTGCAACCTTATGGCGGAGCGGGATGCTGTATCCGGTCATGAGTGTGAGAGTCAGGTCTTGGTCAAGCCAGAACTCCTGATATGTGCGCCCTCGGTCGTCTTGGTAATCGGCGGAAAAGTCCGCCGATTGAAGATTGAGCGCTTCAAACATTTTTCGGCAGTCATAAAGAACGTCTTTGTGCTGCTTGCCGGTCAATTTTGCAATCTCACGGCTCGACATTTTGGTGACAGCTGATCTTTGGTTTGCTACAGTTACTTTAGTCATCTAAACCTCGAAGTTAATTTGACACCTGATAACCAGCAGCTAGAACCTGCTGGTTTTTCTTTTTCAGTAAAGCCTTGCTACTTCTCCCTTCTTCAACTGCTTTTCTGAACCCTCTTTGATAAGCCGCATGAATGCCTTCCCATCAAGAAAACGATCACGTAAGCGACCCGCCAGCGGGGACTCGACAGCCCTTAATGCTGGCTCTATCTGCGTCTTCCATGCTTCGTACATAAACTCGTAGTGGTAGGCCAGCGCATCAACGTTGTACGCGTGACGCTCACGCTCGCTTGGCGCTGACTGAATCGGCATGTTTACAGCAATCTCGCGATCGAGAATGTCCAGCACCCATCGACGGAACTCTTTAGCCTTATCGGTAGTGGCAAACATCGCTACCAGATGAGCGCCACGAAGAGAGTAAACTCTTACCGTTTTATTGCGTAAGCTATTGTTTATCCCGTTAACCTTCATATTGAGGGTCATTGACATAGAGCCTGTAAATTCATCCGCATTACGTGAGTAGATTTGGCTAACTGCATCTGTTTTCTTATACCCCAGAGCTTTCGCCAGGTCAGTTGATGTCAGCCAGAAGGTGCCTGCGTCCACCACTGGATTAAATGAGAAGTCTTGGAATTTAAGATCTGATTTAGCTACAATGTTCATGTTGGTTTTCTCGCAAAGGTTAACCGGCAAATTAGAGGCCCTGACTGTTAGCGCAGTTGGGGCTTTCTTCATTCTGGACATTTTACACCCTGACGCTCTGCGTACTCCCTCATTGCCCGAACTGCTTCCTTGCTAAAGGATCGATCGCCCTTTTGCGCCAAGTCTTCCATTACCTTTTCCAGCCACTCCGGCATGCGCAGCGTTTTAACTTTCATTTCTCTCTCCATATGTATTAGGTATGCATACATAGTATTTTGGTACGCATTGCTAGTCAATAGGTATGTACGTACTATTTACTCATGAGCGCAGCGCCCGCATAGGCGAAGGAGTAGTCATGTCTGAAAGAAGGTATAAAAATCCGCAGGTTAACCTCAGGCTACCTGAGGAATTAAAAGAGAAAGTTGCGAAATTAGCAGAGAAGCATAAGCGGTCAGCTAATGCTGAGATGGTTGCAGCTATCGAGAATTGGGTTGATGAATATGAGTTACTCGAAAGCCGCCAAGAAACCCTTGATCTAATGGCGAAGAATCCATCTGCTCGTGAACGACCTCATATCCGTGACCTTTTGAATGATTTTGTGGCAAAGGTCACGCCTCTACTTGAGGAGGAAATGCAAAGAAGGGAAGAAGTAGAAAAAAGAGAAGGCACAAACAAAAAACCCACCTGACGGTGGGCTATTCTAAACTTCATATGTGATTTACTATGGCACGACAACCCCAGATTAACTGGGAGGTTTGCGGATGCTTTAATTCGCCACAATGATTTGTAGCGGCCTATGTGGAGATGGATATGTTTTTGCTTTACGCATTTTCTGTATTTGTAGTTGTATGGGCCATTGCTGATTCAATGTATGACGCATGGTTGCAGGGAAAGGGTAAGCGTTAATTAGCTGCCCCCCTGCGATGCTGCAGCAAGGCCTTTCCGTACCGTATCTATATGCCGTTCAAAGTCCGATGCACCCGCCGGAGTGTTAGCCAGCTTCAGCACTGCATTCCTGACTTGCTTGCTTTCATAGATCCTTGCCAGCGCGCCATAGCCAAGAAATGCCGCCGTCGCCGCCCCGCCAGTTCCAATCACATCACCCGCAACAGCCGCCGGCACACCAACCTGAGCCAATTCCTGACCAGTTGGTGTCACGGACCCTGCCACGGAAGCACGACGTGTCTGATCTAAGTATTTGGTCAGTCCCTGCAGGAACTGCCTGTCCTGACCCTTGAAGATTATTCCTGTCTGAGATGAAAGCCGGTTAACCTCATTGAGGAACTTATCTGGGCTACCTCCTGACTTTTCATATGCTTTCCCAATTACGGCTGAACGAGCGGCATTGCGACCACGCTGATCCAGTGCAGAATAAAGCTGTCTTACTTCACTTGGCTTGGCGCTGAATAGAAGGTTATTAGCTACCTCAGGTGTAAGGTCACCCTTTTGCAGGATGCTTTTCAACCTTGTGTTTTTGATGAGGTTGGCTTCGTTTGCATAAGCAGCATTTGCCTGACGATAACGATTTGCGGCCTTATCCCCCATATTTCCCTTCACTGCCTCGTCAATATCCTGGCTTAATGCTGAATAAACGCGATTAGCTGAAGCCTCGGACCGTGTAGGCCATATAACTCTTTCCCCTTTCACATCCTGCCTGAACTGAGTGCGGAGGTTTCTTAATTGCTCAAAATCGGCACCGCTCGCCAGTTCGTTCCGATAAGCCTGCAGCTTACCGATAGTTTGCGTATCTGCCACCTGTCCCAACTTGCTTAGTTTAGCGATTTCATCATCAATGGCCGAAACCGCCTTTGTCGCTGTCAGCGCTCCCAATGAGTTCATGTCATTGTTTATCTGCTGCAAGCGCTGACCAGCGGCATTTTTCACCCGGCTGTTAGTCCTCTTAAGGCTTTTCACAATCTCTTCTGGCGCCGGAGGTGCAAAGGTGTTGGCGTAATCAGATACAAGCTGACTGCGGGCAGCCTGTTGCTCTCGCCTTACTGCGCCAGTTCCGGTTACCGGGATTTTTTCTCCCAACGCCTGAGCCGACCTGCCCGAAAATGTTCCTGGCTTGGCGACATCAGAAGTAAGAAGTGGTACGCCTGATTGCTCAGCGAAATCAACTGCAGCCTGCGCCTCAGGTGCGGCAGTGCCACGTAATGCTCGGTATCCGGCACCAACAAGGCTGGACAGGCCTCTTGTCGCTGCGCCTATGCCGGTGTTGACCGCGGCATCCTGTGCCAGTTTTTGAGTATCATTCTGGCTGCTGTTGGAAGCCAGCGTACCAACTGAGCTTTCAGCGGCTGACCGGCTAATTGCGCCAGCAGCACGCTCGGCCAATCCAGCGGCCGCCGGTGCCGCCCTCCCAGCTGGATTAATCAAATAGGGCAGCGCGCATGTTCAACTGGTTGACGGTGTCGAATGCCACCTGTCCGCCAGCCGCTTCTGAGTCCACTCCGAGCGTTGCCACTTCCTTCACCGCGCCGGTGCCGCTTCTCCTGGCGCTGGTGAATCCAGAAGCCTATCCACGTCATGACCAGTGCGCCTATGCAGGCACCAGAGAGGATGTTGTAGATTGAGTACCCACTCATTGGGTCACCGTTCCGCAGTTGGCTTTCCACGTCTTGTTATGCGCGAGGATGGCGCGCTTGGTACGGTCATCCATCGTCATAATGTCGGCTTCGGTAACGAGAATTGGCTTCACCCAGATGCAGGCGGTATCGACTACCTCAACCCTTGTTGATCCATTCTTTGCGCAGCTCGTCATCAACATCACCATCAGACATGCGGGTAACAGTGCTTTGAACATCGGATGCCTCTTTGGCGGTTTCGGTCTGATGGGTAGCCACTGCCTGCTCTGACGCGATGGCTGCTTTGGTTTCTCGCTCAGTTGCTGAGGCCTCTGCTTTCGCCTTGCCTTTAGAGTGACCAATGCCGAATGCCGTCATAATGGCAGCAGCAATGACGCCGATAATGCCAAGGATGAATTCAATGCTCATGGCTTAGATCCGGGATCGATGCCTGCATCCAGCTTCTGCTGCTGAATGTCTTTGTCGGTGGCAATCTTCTTATTGATGATGTTGGCACCAACGGCAACACCGAAGTAAGCAGTGAACATCCATTCACTCAGTTCCAGCTTGTAGCCGTACCATGCAATAACGCCGGAACTCACAATGAAGGCGATCAGCTGCGTCCACTTACTCAGGCTTTGCTTTCCGTCACCAACGCTTTTAACAATGTCTGCCAGCGCCATCAGATTTCAACCCTCTCAAACCAGCCGTAGGCGAATGTCTCGTTAGCCGCTCTGGATTCTGCCAGCTCTATGTATCGGGCGCCCTGCAGGCTGTTTAGCGCCTTTAGCATCACCTTCTCACCATCCCGGCTGCGGGCCGAAAGGAATGATCGCAGTGCAGTGATAGTGCGCGGGCCAATCTGACCGTCTGCCACGATGTCGGGATAAAGCCTGCCCTGATTGTTGAAGACGTTCAGGGCACGCTGAAGAAACTTTGCGGCAACCGATGGCCCCATGTTTACGCCGGTGTCGGTTAGCTCTACAGCAATCGCATTATTGACTTTGGCTACCTGGTCGAATCGCGGACCTACCCAGTAATCTGACTCAAGAATATTCAGAGCCTGAGATCGGGTGAGGTCTTTCATGTCACCGGTGTAACCGTGCGCTCTGGCAACCGCCTGAGTGATACCCCAGTTGGTTGGTCCGCCTTTGTCTGCCGGGTTATTAACGTAACCCCCTTCTTTACCGAGGATGGCGCTAAAGATTTCGTCTTTCGTCATTTGCCCTCATCCTCCTTCACTACCTGCTTGACCTGTGCGGCAGTCTTGTTGGCTGTGCGATCTGGTAATGAACTCATCTGCTGCTGAAGGGATGCCACCTGATTAGCAAGACTGGCAACCTTTGCATCGCGGCGCTCGGCAACCTTGCGGTAATCATTGCGGATGTTTTCAATCTGGCGGTTTGCATCATTTGTCACGTAAACAAACAGGCAGGTCATTGCAATGCAGATGAGTGTCATCATGGTGAGAACGCAGCCGACTATCAGGCTACGTTTGTGATTATATTTAGCGCTGTTCGTCATCGCTGTGGGTCTCCATTTTCGCAATCAGCCGGTCTATCTCGGTTCTGAATCGCTCATTTCCGACAGCGGTACTGGCCTCAGACATCGCAAGGAGGATGCTCAGGGCGTTTTTAATCAGCTTCAGGTCAGTCTCAAGAGTTGATATACGGCGTAAGTTACGGTCATGACGCTCCCGCAACTCGTCGTTTTCTTCGCGGAGAATGGCGTTGCTTTCTTTCAGCAACTGCACCTGCTCTTTGTAATTGGAGATTATCTCTCCGCCAGCGCGATTACTTATGCCAAGAGAGACAAGGCTGGCCGCTAATGGTTTCCAGAGAACTGCCACTGCGCCGCCGCCAAATAAGAGGCCGAGCACGCCTGTGATTATGCTGCTTTCACCCATGAGCTACCCCGCGGGCTACTGTTTGTGTATTTGTCATGGCCGTCTCCGGCGTAGCCCGGATATTCCGGCTTCATGCTGTGAGAATAAAAAGCACCCGAGTGAAAAGACACAGGAAGAACTCAGAGGGAAATCCTTGGGCGCTGAAACGAAAAAAGGCCGCTCTATGGCTGACCTTTGAAATAGTTTAGTGATGTTACTTATCCGCTCACGGGTATGCGGTTAATCTTATACCCGGGAGGGGATGAGCCGATTATGTGATGCTATTCGGCTCATGTGATGTGGTGGCCGGCGCTGAACTCCGGCATGAGGCACCAAGCCATACCATCCCGAACGCAAATGCGTATAGGTCAGTCTTTCAGGTAGCAATTAAGCACACAGTATCTAAGCAGCGCATCAGCCTGCGCATTCACCACAACGGAAAGAGCACTGATACGCGTTGTCACATTCCCCGCCGACATTTCACGGCGCGCTATTCTGGAGGCTGGGATGCCGTTCGACCTAATGCTCTTACCTGTTGTACGCTCCGTTTCGTGGAGCTAACGGCGGGTGATCAATCCGCACCTGAAGGGTACTTATTTTCAGCTTTAGTGCTCACGCCCTCGCGAATTAGTTATGTAATTCGCCAATGCGCGACAGAAATAAAAAACGCCCTCGCAGCTGGTGAGGCCGCAGGGCGCTTTGACTATCACAAATCGATGGAACTGACTGGATTTAAGTGCCGCGGCATCCTTAAGAACACGTACGGCAGCTTATATCCAAATTGTGGCTCAATGGCTCATTAGTGTCAATACTTACTATGCGACTTTTATAATTTTAACTACACGTTTGCGATCGTTAAATGCAGATAGCAGCGGAGTGTAAAGAAGATAGAGGCTGGCATTGAGTATTTCGTCCACTTCACGTCGGCATGTAATCATTGATGGTCGCCTGGTACTTTCTCCGCTGCGCCCTGACATTTTGCGGGGACTTGCGACCTTATGATAGTAGGATGCAATGGCTCGCTTAGAAGAGCCGTGAGCGTAGTAGCTGAGCAGGATGCCAAATGCTTTTTTATCGATGAACATGACGGAGTCCACGACCTGAGAAATCAAGAGTCCGTCGTCATCATTGCACATTGGCCGGTAGGGATATGATTGCGGCTCAACAGTCGCCATGTATTGCGCTATGACACTGCTCTGGCGCTTTTCCAGTCTTCCTGAGTAAACCCACGCACCCCACAGCTCCAGCCAGTTATTCAGCCAGTCGTGCTGCTCTTTAGTCAGGTTAAGCTCGCGTACTGGCATTGGTCACCCCCATCATCTTCGCCATATTCCTGAGTATCCGGTAATCCACTGCAAAGCCGCCGCGCCTTTTGTAAATGCGGAGTTTCTGCCACTTCTCTCTGAGGTATTCGGTCATGCTGCCTCCCTTCTGATTTTTCTTGCCAGTCGCCTAGCCCTAAGTGCCTGGGAGACGCTCCAGTTGAAATACAGCCAAACCAATCTCGCCGCTGAACACATCCAGACGGCTGAAAAAAGGATGCACGAAAACATGCCCATGCCTGCCAATAGATAAATCGCTGCTTTATCAATCATGCTGCCTCTCTTTGCTTATTCAGTTCACGCAGAGCCGCCCTGTAACGAGCCCGGAGGCCGTCCAGCTCTTCTCTGGTGTATCGGTGAGGTTCGTTGTTTGATTCGAGCGCCAGAACGCGCTGAAGGCCTATTCTGGTGATGAGGTTAATGCGGTACTGCTGTTGATTGCCGGATAGCTGGACGTTGCAGCGATGACACTGTTTTGCCAGATTGTCTTCGTTGTAGCGGAGATGTGATGCCGCGCCGCGTGACCGGTAATGCCCTGCTTCCCACTGAACCGTTTCCCATGTGCCGCAACTTATGCACGGTAAATCCCTGTCCCTTCCCTTTGTGATGTAGTCGTTAACAGCTCGCTGGGTTAAGTCCTCCCAGTGCTTCAGCGGCTTCAGGTCTGACTTACGCTTATTCCAGGCGCGACGGGTTTCAGCATCAGCCTCCTTCTGCTGCTTCTCTTTCTGTCGTTGCTGGTATTGGTATGCGCAGGATGGGGTGCAGATGTACTGGAGAGGTCTGGCTGGGATGAATTTGGTTTTGCAGTGCTTACAGGTTTTCGGCTTAGGCGGCTTCGGCTTGACGCCTTTAGCCATGAGACCCCCTATCGAAATGGTGAAGCCATACGCGAAGATTATTCAAAACGATTTCACTCTTCACTCCAGCATATTTTTTCTTAGCGTGAATGCAGCGCACGTAAGTGATAATGCCGAAAATCCAGAAAGTCAGCGGCCACGTTATTGCAATGCAAATCGCCAGCAAGCTGACGGGCAGCTTATACCATGCCTCCCTCAATTCGAGGTCAGGGATTTCGAGCAGAACGTCTTTTATCCCACTATAAATATTCATTCTCACCATTGCCTGAGAAAGGCAGTCGATAAAATTGAATCTATAGCCCGCTGCTACGGCCCATGTAGGTCGATCGCAAAAGTGTTTAAAGGTCAGCATCATTCACCTCTCCGCACATCCGAAAGTGTGGGTCCTGCATCAGGTTTATTTCGCAGCTTGTGCAGCAATAAACCACCGACTCTGGCAGCGCCGCAGAACAGAAAGCGCAAACAGAAGCAGATTGCACGCCATCGCCAGTAGGCAGACTTGATTGGGTTATCTCGCTCATGGTTCTCCCATTCGATATCGCATTCGCACTGCTCGCAGCTAATGGAGTAGTGATACTTGTCTTCTGAGGTGAGGATGGTGTGACAGCGGCAGCAGCGTTCACGCATGTACAGCCTCATTCATCATCAGGAAGACAATCATTGCTGCGCGGAGTGGGTTGTCGTGCTCAGATTCAAATGCACCATTTTCGGAAAAACAGGTGCACAGCCAGCAGTCCCCATCATGCTCTATGCCTATGCGGTTTTTCTCAATAATCGGTCCGGCATCAGCCCATGACGACAAGTAGTCTTTAAACTCTTTGTCATACTGCTTTCTGAGGGTTTCGATAACACGACCAGTTCCCCTCTCAGTCCATGTAACCTTGTACCCTTCCACTTTCAGGTCATATTTGCCTTCGCAGGCGACGATGTTGTGGATTCGGTTATTGATTTCGTAACCACTCATTTCGCTGTAATTCATCGCGTCTTCCTCAGTCGGTTCCATTTCGCCTGAACCAGTCCGCCGACATAATCGAAGGTGCTGACCTGGCTCGCTGCGGGGATTGTGGTGGGTTTCTTTCGGCGTGATTTGGTGTGGTAGACGGCGTGATTCTCCATCCTCTCCCAGAGCGATTTAGTGCGGCGCATGATGCCCCCTTGCGGCTCTCAATAGCTGATTGAAATCTGCCATGACCGGGCTGACGCCAAATCCAGCCTGCTCGTTTGCCAGCCTGTAGCGGCATGAATTGTGTTTGGCGCCGGTGATGTGCTCCTTTACAACGTGATGGCCGCCACAGAGCGTGCTGAGGGTGTTAGACACATTGGCCCGACTGGTGCAGCAGGACTTACATACCGGCCCTATCAGCTCTGACGTCTGGTGCCATTTCCCGTCAGAGAGAATGCCAAGCAATGCTGCTTTGATTTTGCTCATGCTTCAGCTCCCTTTGGTGGCTCTATGCCAGTTTCAAAGAAACTCAGCTTGCCTTTCATTGGTACGAACGGCAGCGGCTTCGCATCAGTCAGGGTGAAACCCTTTGGCCCGAAGAACCACGGCGATGGGCTGGCATCTACACAATCGGTGATGGTGGCAATACCCACAATGCCGCCACGTTCAATGCCTGTGTGCCCCTGCCAGTTTTCCGGCACGGCGAAATCATTCCAGCTGGGGAAGTCGATATGGTACATCCTGTGATTCAGTAGGATGTGGATAACCGCGCTGCGGTCTTCCATCGATGGTTTTGTAGCACTGGCGTGGATTAGCACTGGCCCTCGATATTTGGTGCGCCAGCTGCGGTTTTCAATGTCTTTGTAGCCGTTGACGATGAGCCATGCCCACGGCTGGCGGATTGATATTGCTTTCATGATGTACTCCCGAATCTTCCTGCCCACTCAGCCGCACGCGCTGACTCGTCGCTGAATCTGACGTCATGCTCAATGCCGAAGCTGTGGATTAGAGTGATGAGGTCACGCATCTCACTGACGCGCATTTTGCTTGTTGATTTACCGAGGACTACAAAGCCGTTCCCCGCCAGATTCGGCACCGCCTCCTGTCCGTTTAAGCTCGCGCTAAACAGGTGCTTCCAGCTCTCCGGTGCCAACTTCCGCCCATGCCAGATAACCTGCTCTGATACGTCATGCAGGCACGCCCATAAGAGAGCGTTTTGTTCGAGGGTTCTGGTTCGTTCGGAGATGGTCACTACAAGAGGGGTTTGATTATTCGCTGATATCTGCTGGATAGCTTCCAGGCAGTTTTGCCGTATTCGGTTATCCCGCAGGATGTAGGTTTGTTTCTCCATCGCGCTTGTCTCGCTTTAATGCGTCGCTAAGGGTTTTGCGGATAGCTGCAGGGAGTGACATAAAGCCTGCATAGCGCGTGGCGATACCAGTGTGTAATCGGCCCTAGCAATATTGTCGCGCTATGCTCTACTGAACAGCTGTCACCTTCCCGGTTCGGCCAGAATCCACGCCAGCGCCACACTCCAACGTCATGCCCATCGCTGATGATTACCGCCTGCCTGTCACGGGGCGTTTGGTCACTGCACTTAATCCAGTCACCCATATCACTGCTCTCCGTTCTGATTGGTGGGCTGCTCCGGGATGATGCGGTAGGCGATGAGGTTAATGTCTGAAAGCAGGGTGCGTTTCCAGCGCCAGTCACTTGCCTCTCCGCGTATTACTGCGCCATCACTCCATTTTGTTTCTACCACGACATCACCGTTAACAGGCTGGTCACCACCACCCCACTCAATCCAATCTCCCTCACCCCGCTCCTGCTGCTCCAGTATGGGGAGTGCAATCTCAAGGGCTTGTCGTGATGCCTGCCATGCAAGCCACATGCGATGCAGAGCCTGGCTTTTATAATCGCCGTCGTGGAATTTAAGCAACCGAGTATCAAATTCCGTTGATGCCCATTCTTCAAACTGCTCTCTGCACTTCTCAGCGGTTAGCTTTTTCATTGGTGACCTCCTTGAGGTGCGTGATATGCAGGATCCAGCTTCATAAGTCGGCATATCTCAGTTATGTCTTCTGCTGTTACGCCAATTGCTTCTGCAATCTTATCCAGTAGGAATCCGCGAGGATTTTGATCGAGCTTCTCGTTCAGCGCCCTACGGCTCAGGCCAACCGATTCGGATAATCGGCGCATTGTGATCTTTCGCTCTTCGCAAAGCATTTTCACGACGATGCGCGTGTCGCTCCATGTAGTTTCCAGCATCATGCATACTCCGTAACGTTTTCACTCGCCCATGCCTGGTCATACTCGTCGGCTGGCATGTTGGCGATGTAGTTATAAGGCGTGGCTCCATCCATATTGAGGAACTGGTGAGACTTTTCGTGTAAGAACAGGGGTATTCCGCCCTCCCAGCCTTCGCCGTTTCTTTGTTTTTCCAGCATGAGAATCGAGCCGGACCCCAGCAATGCTGCTTCCTCTTTCTCATTCAAAGGCTGCTGTTGCTGGCGCTTCTGTATCGCTTTTTCACGGGCTTTATTGCGCCAGATGATGAACAGGTTGTCGGTCAGGTCTGTGATAGCCCCGGTGCCTTTCACGTCCATCTTCCCGGTTGGTTTCTCCTCGCTGTCTGACTTGCGGCTATGCGTTACCATGATGACGTGGCTGTTGGTGCGGTTCTTGAAGTCGCAGACGGCGTCAACAAATGCCTTCTGGCCGTTGTAATCGTCGTCACCAATGCCACACTTCATCAGGCTGTCGATGATGAAAAGCTGAATACCGTAGCGTCGGTTGGCGTACTCGAAGATTTCCAGAAGACGATCAGCTTTTGCTGTTCCGGTCAGACCAAACAGCCACAGGCGGTCATCGTAGAACTTGAACGCCGACTGAATCTCCAGCTCAGAAGGAAGCTGAAGGCATGTTGACTGACGTGTAAGCCTTTTCAGCAGGATTCCGGGTTTAAGCTCCAGTGACGCTACGCAGGAACGCACACCCTGTCGCATAGCCTCCAGAACCATGTGCCCGACAACTTCCGTTTTACCGTGTCCGTTCACCCCATTCACGATGGTCAGTTCCGCCTCACGGAATGCAAAGTTGTGGTTCAGGGTCTCCCATGGGCTGCGGAACATGCACTGCTCTTTGCCGTAGAAGGCGTTGATGGTGTCCTGATAAAACTCACGGGCACTGTAAAGCTCTTCCGGGTCGAAGTAGGCGGCGCGCTCAAGCACGTCGATAACTTCATCGGCTGTCATGCCAGCCTGCAGGCATTCGTTGATGTCTTTGTGCGGAAGGTTAACCAGCCGGCAGCGATGTTCGCCCAGGCGTGATGCGATTTCTTTCGCAGCTGCCTGACCAACCTCGTCGGAATCCATGGAGATCCAGATTTCCTGAAAGCGGTCGAGGTTATGAAACTCGAATTCAATCCATTGCTGTTTAGCTCCCTTATGCAGGACGCACAGCAGCAGATTAACGCCCGGTACGGCGGTCGGTGCCGGATTGAATCACGTACGACGGAATCACTGGAAGCACGGCGCAGGGAGCGCGCTACCCGTGAATATGCAAGACAGGCAGCCTTCTATCCACAGCTGCCACGCATCGTAATAACGAAGCCTGATGTTGTCTGGAATGACTATCAAACAGAGCTGCGCGGCCGGTTTGGTGCCGTGGTGCAGGACTAACTATTTTCGCCGCGGCATTGAGCCTGACAGCGGCATAAGGGGTAGGAGAATGAGTGAAGAAGAGAAGCAGGCGCTTACCGGCCTCTGCAAAATTGAAATTAAGCGCTGGAAAGCTGCATCAGAATCGAATCCCAATATGCGCTATATGTCCAAGCTGATGGAAATCGCTCTGGCCACACTGACTGCGACGCCGGTTAAGTTGCCGTCAAAATCAGACGTGAAAATGGGTGGGGACGCTAAAACGAGGTCGCTACTCACCGGGATGAATATGATGCGTAAAAACTGCGCTGATGCCATCCGTGCAGCAGGATATGAGGTGCAAGAATAATGGAAAAGCTGAATGAATTGGTTGCTTTGGCAGAGAAAGCAGACGCTGTTGCTAACCTGATTGATGGGGTTAACCCACACACTATTCTCGCTATTGCCGAAGCATTCCGGGCGCTGCTCCAGCGCGCAGAAGCAGCAGAGGCGAAGCTGGCAGAGCTGGCCCAGCAAAAACCAATTGGCTGGTTGAACGATGCTTATCTTGGGCGAGGGGTTATTGATGGTGAAGTGGGGCAGGATGATTTTGGGCCCGGTTATATTCCAATTTATAGCCACCCATTTAATGACGCCCCCGCGCCCGCCGCTGACCTGGCTGATTTGGTGCCGGATGCTAAAGCAATCCGTAAGGAAGCCGGAGGTTATGCCCCAGTATATTCGCTGCAAGAGCAGCAGTTATTTATTGATGGGGCAACATGGTTACGCGCCGCCATCCTGCTTAACATTGAGGAGATGTCGAAATGAGCGACAAAAAATACCCCAGCAACCTCTATCTTGAGTCTGTGACAACAAACGTTGATTTTGCGAGCCATGTTTCTGTCGAGGCTGTCATTGTCATGGCAATGGAGTTGCTGGCGCTGCGTAAGGCGTTTAGTGAGCCAGCAGCATACGAAGTTAAAGGTTTCTTTGCCACACGCTTGAAGAGGCTGAAATATACGTAGGAGAGCCTGAGCCTCTATACCGGAAGCCATAAGCACTCATCATATTAAGTCCAGATAGCCGCGTAAGCGGTTTTTTTTACGCCCGCATCCCGGAGGTGCCATGCACCTGTTCCTGATAATCATCATGTTTCAGCCTGGCAGTGTAACCCACATACCGTTTGATAACGCGGCCAGTTGTATCGAATCAGTTCAGACCATCAGCAAAAAAATTCCAGCCAAATCGGGTTACGTGACCTGTCTGGTAGATAAGGGGAAATGACTATGCATAACGCAGATATTTTGGATGACGCTGCAGAGCTTGAGCAGCAGATGATTGAGATCGCCCTGGCTAACCGTAAACGCCCGGAGATGCAGTTTACCGGTGCCTGCTATAACTGCGAGGAGTCAGTAGATAAAGGCTTCTTCTGCTGTAGCGAATGCAGGGAAGACTATGAGCGCATTGAGCGTGCTAAACAGCATAGGAGGGTGGCATGAGTATTGAGTGGAATGGAGATGGTTTGCCGCCTGTTGGCTGTATTTGCGAAGGTAACTTCCCTCGTTTCGGCAGCCTTGTGTGGAAGTGGCAGGATTGCTTGGTACTTTGGCGTTTTGAAAACGAATGCGCAGTAAGGTGTATTCACACAGGAACACTACATTATTGCGACGATTTCCGACCAACACTTACCGACGAAGAGCGCAAGCGTGAAGAGGCTGTAGCAGCATTGAAGGAGCTGAAGCCTCAACTAGTAGGTCAACTCGCGGGGATTCTCTACGACCAAATTGCCGCTGGCAAAATCCCCCACATCACCCTGAAGTAACCCCCACCCACCCTATTCACTATCGCGCTCTGCGTGAGGAGTTGTTATGTCTAAAGAGCAGGAATATTTCATCGTTTCGGTTAAGTGGACGGAGCGCCGCCAACCTTATATTACGCTGTGGGGCCATGATGACAGCGGGTATCGGGCACGGTTAGAGACATCCGGCCGTTATGGATATGAGCGCGTAATGTCTCATCCTTCCTATTACAACAATGGATACCACACTCTTGCCGTTCCATGTTCAGTTCTGGAAGCGATGGCGGTCGATGTTAAGCCAGGATGGATAGACGGAGATGGCGGCACCTGGGTTCCTAACAACAAAGCAAACTGGGACGTTATTTTAAAAAGCGCCATCTGCAGCCCGGCCCGCGAGCCTAAGCCTCGCTATCGCGGAGCGCCAAGAAGTCACGAACGTGCAGCATGAACACCATCTGCGACATCACCCCCGGCGAGTTCACTCTGTGGCTCGTCGTTTTTATTTGCATCGTGCTGGTCTGGAACTGGCCGTATAAGGAGTAGATATGCCGGACGAGGCATTCATGAAAGTCAGAGAGTACGCTGCGCTTATCAGGGTGTCAGCGTCAACTATCTATCGCGACCCGGCCCGATTCCACATGTTCAAGGTGGGTGGTTGCTGGCGTGCTAATTCAGAGAGCATGAAAAAGTTTGAACAGCAGGCAGCAAACGACAACAATGTTTTCCGGCTGGCTGTTGTAGGCGGTAAGGAGAAGAGGAAATGCCGATCTACAAACGAGGAAACACGTACTGGATTGATATATCGAAGCCAGACGGCTCGCGAATTAGACGCTCTGCTGGCACCAAAGAAAAAGAGAAGGCACAGCAGCTTCACGACAAGCTGAAGCACGAAGCGTGGGCTGTGAAGAATCTGGATAAGCGACCGGAACGCCTTTTTGAAGACCTGATTATGCTGGCCCTTCGCGATGCCGAGGACAACTCCAACATCGAGAACATCAAAATCTATGCCCGTTACTGGCATAGCCTTTTTGAGGGCCGACTGGTTTCATCTGTGAGCGGCGAGGAGATTACGGAAAATCTCCCTACCCACAGCCGCATTACGCACAAGCGCCTGTCTAACGCGACGAAAAACCGGTATCGGGCATTCATCATGCGTGGCTTCTCTCTGGCCTATAAGAGCGGATGGATTGACCAGATACCCTACGCGCAGACAATGCGCGAACCAAAGGTGCGGGTCAGGTGGCTGGATAAGAACGACGCCAGATCGCTCATCGGCAACCTGCAGCATGAGTGGATGAAGAATCTATGCTCATTCGCACTGCTGACCGGCGCGCGTCTCCGGGAGATTCTGTCCCTAACCTGGCAGGATATCGACTTAGGGCGGCGGCGTGCAGTGGTGAAAGCGGAGGTGGCCAAGTCGGGACGGGCAAGGCAATTACCACTGAGTGATGAGGCGGTGACGATTCTTAATCGGATCCCCCGAGATTTTGAATATGTTTTTTCTTCCGATGGAACACTTCACGACTATTTCGTGCGGAGTGATTTCAACCGGGCGCTGAAGCTTTCAGGAATAAAGGATTTTCGGTTTCACGACCTGAGACACACCTGGGCGAGCTGGCATGTTCAGGACGGAACTCCGCTGATGGTTCTGAAGGAATTGGGAGGATGGGAAAAGCTGGAGATGGCGAACAAGTACGCGCATCTGAGTGGTGAACATTTGAGCAAATTCAGCGGCGTTGTCACATTTCTGGCACAGGAAGGAAGTTACGAGAGTGAATCTGGCCGGATAACTCTCGTAAGTTGA